CTGCTGGAGGAGGAGCACCATCACCTGCTCCAGAAGTTGCATGGGTCGTAAAAAATGGTAATGTGATAAATGAATCTAAATTAATTAAAGAACAATTAGAATTTTTATTAGAAGACACTAGTAATTCACCAGCAAAACAATATATAGAGGAAAAATATCCAAAAACCCAAGCACAAGTATTTTTCGCTCAAGGATTTTGGAATTCTATATTTAATAGCAATTTAGAAGGATTTAATTGGGATGAAGAAAAATTTATGTCTTCATTCAAACGTTTATTTACAGGGGATGGTCGTTCTAATGCAATTATAATAGATAGTTTAGGTAAAATATTAACAATGGCAAATGAGGAAGATGTATATGCTGTACAGTTTCTAACTGATTTTGTAGATATAGACTATGAAACATATTTAAACATCAGCGAATTACCTGGACCTACTGTACCATCATTATCAGAAAAACAAGGAATACTTAATTATAGCTCTGTGATTAATTTTATTATTGAAGAATTGCCAAAAGATGAATTAAAAAAATTCCGAGATAATTTAAACAACTCTGGAATTGGTAATCTTACTATAGAGTGGAACCCAGAAAGAAAATCCAATCGATACTTTTTTCCTACATACGGTACTACAGAAGTTATGGCACAAGTATCAAAATGGTTAGATCCATATAAATCTCCAAAGACGAAAGATTCTGCCGGCCATACTAAAGTAAATGTAAAAAAATCTTCATCGGTTTATGACACGTTAACAAAAGAACAGCGTTACGCTCGAGCTAAGTATGCTCGTCAGCAAATTGATAAACAAATTAAAAATAAAGTAAAAGATAAACCTAAAAATGTAGATTTACCTAAAACGATTAATAAACGTGATTTTCCAAGATATACCGGGGAATGGGTAGATAAAAATGGATATGGTTATGTGCATTTTAAACTCGATCGCTCAGGCTCAGGGACAACTCTAAGGATATACCCAGATGGAAACGGGCATTATGTTGACTCGGACACTGGAAAAATATTTTTCCAAGGTAAGTGGAAAATAAAATGGTCTAGTCCTGACCAACATTGGGATATATATATCCCAGAGGGATATACAAATTGATTAATTACATCTGGATGTAATTGTTTAAATCATTTTGAATATATCTTTTTATTTCATATATTTATTAAAAAGTTTTATCTAAATTCAAACAAATGAGTTATTACACAGCAAAAGTACAATTAACTACGGAGATTGATACTCCAAAAGGTACTAAAGAAAAGAAAGCTACGGAGATATATCTAGTAGAAGCAATGTCAGTAACTGAAGCAGAAGCTAAGGTTGTGAAAGATTTCCAAGGTTATCAATTTGACTTTGAAGTAAAAGCAGTAACTGCAAGTAAAATCATTAAAATCTTAGACTAATGGCATTGTATAAACCAGGACAAACTGTTATTGTTACAACTGAAGATAAAAATCAAGTAGGTGTAATTATTGGTCATCATGTTTTTAATAAACAGAATCTATATGATGTGTTATTAGAAACACGATCTGCTATAATCATGATTAGCACGGCTTCATCTAAAAAAACATATATTAATAAAACATTAACAGCTAAACTTTGTGATACTGGAATAATTGAAACTACAGTTCCATATAAAACATTGTTAGCTGAAGATATGTTGCCTATTTGTTATTCTTAATACAAAAGATATGCAAATTGATGAAGTAAAATCTAAGATTGCTAATTCATTAGCCGGCAATCCGGATTTTGAACGGTGGGACACGTTAACCGCAACAGATCCAGATTATATGTTAAACAGTCCTATGCCGGTTGGATATTATACTACATCGGAACAACATTATATGTTTCAGAATTTATTGGTAGGTTACAATCCAAATTTAACTATTTTAGATGTAGGCTGCGGTCGTGCCGATTTATGCAATTTCATTACAGATTTTTATGGTGAACCGGCACCATATACCGGAATCGATCATAATCCATTAATGGCAGATATTGCTAAGCAGAAATATGGATATGACATTATTACCGGAGCATTTGAAACAGCTAAACTAAATACCTATGATTGGGTAGTCGCATGCGGGGTCTTCACACAACGTAGATGCAATACAGAAGATGAAGATTTAAGAAAATTGTTTGATGATATTGACGTCATGTATAATGTAGCATCATCTGCAGTTGCATTTAATTTACTTTCTCCTATCAATAATAAATTGCACGAAGGATTCTTTTACACACATCCAGGTTTAATTATGGATATGCTTATTGAAAAATATCGATATGTATCAATACGTCATAACTATTCTAACGATGTATACACAGTAACTATTTATAAAATTAATTCATAACTATGACAACAAGTATTAATCAGCCATGGGCTATTAGTGACAAATTTAGGAAGCGGTATGGTACCGTATGGAGTGAAATCGATTTTGTGTTTCAAGCAAAGATTTCTAAAGAAAATTTCCGAACAGAACCAATGAGCACTTTGATAGGACAACTTCAGTGTGCTGGCCAGCAAATTGATATGACATATCGAGACTTGCTCTCTAATTCAAAATCAATTGAAATGCTTTCTGTGAATTTATATGCAGAACGTGTTAATAAATCTGAAACTTTTGAAGTTAACGTAAAAGGACGTCGTTTCATGTTAAATTGCACGGAAATTGGTAGATTAGCAGATACATTGATTGACGCTACTAATTCTGCGATGCGGGCATATGAATTAGGCTTATATTTATAATAAATAAGCCTATGGAACCATATGTATTTTTTTATAAAAATGATTCTACATGTGAGCCCGTAGGACGTGTAATGGCAATGGATTTGCACGAGGCACGTAAAATGATTAGTTTAATTAAACAGTTACCGGAACAAGTAATTGATGAATTATTTAAAATCAAAAAGGTGTCAAGCAATGAAAACAATATTCGACGAGATCAAAGTTAATTGGGCCGAATTCAATTATTTTAAACAGCTTTCAAAAGCAGACCGCGTTTCTTTTTTATTTGAAATTGTTGAGGCTGCTGAAATACGTTTAGAAGATGGAATGAGTTTTGCAAAAGTATTTAACATGATAAAAGAATCTTTTGCAGAAGATATTACCGAAGTTAATAATACTCCAGAAGCCGCAGAATTACCGGCAGATGTTGAAAAAGTAGATGTAATGATTGATGATGATAGTATCATGATTGAATCTAACAGTCTAGTAGCAGTACGACATATTGTGTATAAATTCTTTGAATCTGGGTATATTATCATTCGAGATCCACAAACCGAAAAATTGTTTCGGAAAGACAAAGTAACTAGATATCTACGTATATTTCGCATCGTAGATCAAATATCAACTATTTGCATTAATTAATGGCAAAGAAACAAAAAATTTCAGATAAATTACAAGCCAAGTTTGATAAGCCGCAGTTCCGAATAGGAGATGCGGTTTTCTTTTCTTGGTTAGGACAAAAACAATATGGATATGTTATACGCATTAAAAAAACTACGTGGGGTATTCAATACAATGTGGAATCGGCTTCGGGGACTAAGTACCCGTGTGGCATCCAAATTCAGGGGCAAAAGACGCACTATAACACAGGTTTCATCTTCCTCGAAGACACAAGAACCATTGGAACAGAAGAGTTGGAGAAACGCATCCAAACCGCCAAAAACACCCCTAGAACTGCAACAGTTTTTGTTAACCCCACAAGGCCAACGCATGAAAGCGGAGATGACAATTCAACTGGCAACCCAGATGATAGAAACGATAGTATCAAAAATACAAAAACTAGAACCAAAAGATCTTCCAAATCGAATGCTGTTTCATCTAGCCCTGGAAGAAATGGTACGGACAATTCAAAACAACGAAAAGCTTCTAGAAACACAGAGTTAGATGCTGCAATTGCAAAACAAAAAAGCTTTTTAGATTTTACAACTCCAGTAAAAAAAGATTGATTGGCGGTTGGATAATTAACATTTTTTTCTTATAATATAAGTATAAAAGAGAGTTAATCATTTAAAATTTAAAGCTATGAAATTTGTTAAAAATATTCCTATGGGAATTAAGATACTGTTATCAATTAATTTAATAGTATTTTTTGGATTTATGATTTTAGAAACCTGTTTTAATCTAAATTTAACAACCTATTTTAGTGCAAATATAATATCATCTGGGTATTTTAATCCTATACAGATTATTACATATATGTTTGTACATTCAAATTCAGATTTTTTACACATCATAAGTAATTTAATATTGCTTATGATATTTGGTATATCATTAGAACATCGGATAGGCTGTAAACATATAATTATACTTTATGTTATATCCGGAATATGTTCTTTTATGTTTTTTAACATAATTAAAGAAATTGAAAAAACTGAATTTCGTCAAATCTGTAGTGAGCATAATATTGAGTTATCTAAATTATCTCAAAATAAAGCTGGAAAATATGATTATAACGATTATTATATTTCTTTAAATTCTAAACAACTAAATATATTAAATCAATATAGGCAAATTAACGCAATTTTTTTAGGAGCATCAGGGTCAGTCGCTGGTATCATGGTTATGTTTGTTTTAATATACTTATTTAATTTTAAATATATTTTTCAATTATTAATTGGTTTATTCTTTATAACAATTTCATTATTAGCTCTAAAAACATATAATACCGAAACATCAGGCGTAACATATGGTCATTTAGGAGGATTGATTATGGGAATGTTATATTTTATAGTATACAGATTATACGGAATTTATTATGAAATAAAAAAAAGGGGATAGTATCCCCTTTTTTAACTTTAAACTTTACTATTTATCTTCTAGAGCCGCCATGGGATGATAAGAACGTATCATACATTACGTGCATAAAATGATTAAAAGTGCCACTATCGTTTAAATCTACTTTACCTTTTGTAATACCTGATACGTGTCTAGTAATTTCATGATATATTGCAGAATCTATAACAGACATTTCACTATTAAACAATTCCCAGACTGACATACCAGATAATCTTTTAACTTCTTTTGCAAAAATATAAAACTCTTCTTCATTTCTTACTTTATAAATAGATTTTTTCATAGCTTCTTCATCTGTAGTACCACGGGTTGCATCTACAAATGTTTTTGCTGCTAACTTAGCTTGAGTTCCGGGTGCAGCTTGTTCAGATAATTTACGTTTTACTTCACCATGCAATCCATATTGATTGATAGTTTCCATGATAGACTTAACTACCAACTCTCGTTCTTGACTTTCTGACAAGTTTTTTGTTCCGAATCTAAGCATGTTTTCGGACAATAAATTTTTAAGACTCATATTCTTTCCTTTTTGTTTCTTTACTATAAATATATGATACGTAGAAAAACAATGTTTTTTAATCAGCAATAATACTATGAATTTTGCTTTGGATTATAATATTCATAAATTATCCTACATACCGATGCGCCCAGTGACTGTCCTTTTGGATTTCGTTTTTCTGTAGCGCCATTTTGCCAATCAGGAAAAAATGCATTTATCTGACGAGCATCCCCGTTAGTACTAGTTATTCTAGGAGGTTCTGTTACTTCAGCTGGACCAGAACAAACTATTTTTATTTTAAGATTAGTATCTTTATTTATTGTTAAATTTGCTCCGCCAAATTTACCAAAAGCTCCACCAGGTTCTACTATCTCTAACCCAGGTAAATTATATGGTTTGCCATATATACTTTTTGTTGCAACTATATAAGCATCTTGTATTTGTTGTTTTATAGGTTTTTTCGATACGTCCATAGCCGTAGCTGTCGTGGTTTTCTGTTCTTCTAACTTAGAATGAATCTCATTATGCAATCCATACTGCTTGATAGTTTCCATAATGTCATTGAATGCTAATTTTCTTTTTTGTGACTCAGAAAGGTTTTTAGAACCATGAAACATGTTTTCTGATAAAAGATTTGTCAATTTCATATTTTCCTTTTTATAATTTCTTTACATATAAATATATGCCAAAAAAATAACGTTATTTTGATTTATACAATATTTTTCTTATAATAATAAAAAAATCCTATGATTAGATTTGGCTATGCATGCATCAACATGCAACTTAGTTCTCAAGGTATCCGTACAGGTCGTACCATGATTGAGCGCAAATTCAAAGTCGGCGGTTTGCAGTTAGCTTCTGATATATCTTTAGCTAATGCCCGTGACTTACTAACTATCTTGCAGTGGAACGAGCAACATGGCATTCGTCTATTCCGTATTGGTAGCGAATTGTTTCCACGCTGGAATCATTACCGTTTAGAAGATTTACCAGGCATCGATGCTATTGCTAAGCATTTACGAGCTGCCGGTGACTTTGCTCGAGCCCATGGTCATCGTGTTACTACACATCCTGGTCCTTTTCATATCCTAGGTAGCCCCGATCCGGTAGTTGTAGAAAATTCTATTGTAGGTCTCGAACGTCATAGCGAGATGTTTGATATAATGGGCTTTGATCCTAGCTTCGAAAACAAGATCAATATTCATATCGGTGCCACATATGGTGATAAGCCGGCTACTATTCAGCGTTGGCTCCGTAACTATGATCGTTTATCAGATCGACTTAAGGCTCGTCTGGTTATAGAAAATGACGACAAGGCTTCTATGTATTCGGTACGTGACTTGTATGAGATGGTGCATTCTGAGATTGCAATTCCAATTACATTTGACTATTGGCATCATACTTTCAATACTGGTGACTTATCCGAACAAGAAGCATTCTTCATGGCACGTGATACTTGGCAACGTCATGGTGTTACTCAATGCACTCACTACTCAGAATCTCGCCGCCGCGAATCTCAACGGCTTATCGAAGGTATTTGCAGCAAACATAACATTGCATTCGAAGATCTGCCTAAGTGGCCTACCTTTGCTAAGATGTACAAAGAATTCAGCAAGATCAAAGAGCAGGCTCATGCCGATTACATTTTACAACTTCCTGATACGTATGGCGTTGATGCGTTAGATGTAATGGTCGAGGCTAAGGCTAAAGAACAAGCTATTCAGAATGTTGGCATAGATTGTTGGTCAAATAATAAAAAGCAATTAATTTTAGAATAATATATTTATTATAAATAATAATATTAATTAATATAAAGTAAATTGTTATGGCATATTACAAATACAAAGCAAAGATTACCGATGATATTGAGGATGCTCGAGAAATCATTAAAAACGTTGGACGAACTATTAATGAAGGTAAAACTGATTTTCAATCGGTAATGCACAATTTAGCAATCGCTCTTAAAAAATTGGATTCTGCTCGTTACTATATTGACCGAGAATAATCATTTGAAATGAACCGTATTTTTCCTTATGTTGTCTTAGGTGCTTCTTTTGTTCTTGCTGGTAGTGCCGCATATTACAGTGTATTTGGATTAAGTAAATTATTTTCATCACAAGCACTGGCAATCATTATATTAGCAGGATCTTTAGAAGCTTCTAAACTCATAACGGCATCTTATTTGCATCGTTATTGGACACAGATAACCTGGAGTATTCGAACCTATTTAATGATTGCAGTGTTTATTTTGATGTGTATAACATCCCTAGGTATTTATGGATTCTTAGTTTCAGCATATCAAGATACCGCGTATCGATTTGCAAATCAAGAAACAATCATTAAAAATTTAGAATCAAAAAAATCTAGATTTGACACGCAGCTTCAACAAGTAACTGCCGAAAAAGATGCAGTAAACGATAATGTTAACAAGTTAACTGGAGCATTATCAAACAATGTTATTCAGTACACGGACCGTAAAGGCAATCAAGTTATTAAAACTAGTTCGGAAAACAGAAAAGCATATGAAACTCAGTTAGCATCTGAAAATCTTCGATTAGATGAATTAGGAAAAAAGCAATCAGCTTTATCTGATTCGGTAACTAAGATAGATATGCAAATCTTGGATATGCAAACTAATTCAGATGTAGCTGCTGAAATAGGACCATTAAAATACATTGCTGAAATAACCGGGTCAACAATGGACCGGGTAGTTAATTGGTTGATTATACTATTAATAATTGTGTTTGATCCATTAGCAATAGTATTGTTAATTTCAGCAAATAAAGCATTAGGATTTACCAATTCACCAACAGAAACATCAACCTCGGACCCAATAATACCGACTCCGATAAACGAACCTGAAATAATAGAACCCGAAGTTATCCAATCGGTAACAGTTACGGAAACGGAGCCAGAAGTTATACCAGAGCCAGTTGTCATACCTGAGACAGAGACAGTTATCGATGAAACACCAAAACAAAGTTTGAACCCAGAAATATTATCTTATTGGAATAAAATTAGAAATGAAAGATCGAAAAAATACAAGTAAAACCGCACGTGGTTTTAAAAAGTTACAATGTAAATATTGTGAGAACGTTTCAGACCGCGTTGATGAAAAAGCAACTTCGATTACATGTTGGAAATGCACACAAAAATTAGTTAATGGCGAAATCTTGGAATTACGCAAGTAATCATCTATTATTTATATAAACTATGTTAGAAGCAGAAAAAATAAAATCCAATTGGGAACGATATCGTGGATTAATTAACCAATTTTTTCCTACCCGTAAAGATGCACTTAATAAAATGTATGATGATTTTGAAGATCGCATTGCAATGATGCCAGCATCTTCTATAGCACATTTTCACAATGCATTTGCTGGAGGTTATGTAGATCATGTATTGCGTGTAATGGATTGTGCATTGACTTTACATAATACATGGACGGTATGTGGTGCTGATATGTCTGGCTATACTGAAGAAGAATTATTATTTGCAGCTATGCATCATGATTTAGGTAAAGTAGGTTTTCCGGGTGATGGCAATGAAGTATATCAGGTAGAAACTTCAGATTGGCATCGTAAGAATCAAAACAAGATGTATAAGCACAACGAAAATATTCCATTCACAATGGTACCAGACCTTTCAATTTGGTTGCTACAGGAATATGGTGTTAAGATGTCGTGGAACGAATATCAAGCAATTAAGATTCATGATGGAATGTATGATGATGCAAATAAACCGTATTTTGTTGCTAGATCCGCACAGGCTAAATTAAAAACCAATCTTCCTATTTTATTACACCATGCAGATCATATGGCAGCACAGATTGAATATGAGCGATGGAGAAATCGAGATAAAGTGACTCCGAAACCAGTTGCTGAAAAAAGCAAAATAACAAAATCAAACGGACTTAAAAACTTAGCAGAAAATAATCCAGATGTTGAAAAGACATTAACAGATATTTTTAACGCATTTAATCAAGATTAATCATGTTAATAACATTTATAATACTATTTATACTAGCATTTAGTGCTGCAATTTATTTTGCATATCGAGCATATTATTTAGCTGGAATCGTAGCAGATAGTGAAGAATATACAGAAAAATATGTAGAAGGATTAGAAGTAACTAACCGATACATGTATTCTAGAATTGTGGAATCATATGATGTAATGAAACAAATTGATCGTTTAGGTGCATTTGAATCAGAAGATGAAGCAGGTACTACATTTCAATTATTAAACGAAGTAATTACAGAACTAAAAGAAGAATTTGATGGCGAAGCGCAAGAAGAAAAGTAATATTTATTTTACAAGAATTACTGAATTAGCAATTTTAGGATATAATAAATCAGATAGTGCAGTTAAACGAGAAAAAATTTATAGAAGGTTTATTTATCCAGCTTTCATGAAACTATCTGAAAATTTAATTAATACGGTTAAGCCTACATATATTGATTCTACATTTACTGATTTACAAACCGATTTAGTTACATTCTTAACGGAACGTTTAAACAAGTTTAATCCAGATGCTGGTAAAGCATATTCATACTATACCAGGACTGCATTTAATTATTTAATTGGTGAAAATGATCGTGCATATAAAAAATTAAAAGCTGATACTGCTGAAATTGATATTGATGAGCAAAGAAACGTTATGATTGAAATTCATAATGAAGAAATTCGAGAAGTACTTTGTTACTTTATGGATGCGTATGTTCGATATTGTTATGATAATCTGAACTTTATATTTAATAACACCTCAGATATACATGTAGCTGATTCTATATTACATATATTTGAAAATCGAGAAACAATAGAAGATTTTAACAAAAAACGTTTATATATCTTAATACGAGAGCGAACCGGATTAGATCCTTCTCAAACCAACGCAGTTACACGTGTAGTTAAAACTCTTAAACAAATTTATAAAGATTTTTTTACCGAATATGAACGTACAAACTTCGTGAAATTGCCTTTTTAATATTTATATAAAAGGAATTTCTTGTTATGGATAAAAATGATGAATTATTTAAAGGTACTACCTTTTCAGATCTAATGTCTGACGTTTATCATAATTCAAAAAAGAAAGATAGACAAATTAACCAATTAATTGCACAATTACAACCACTAATACGTAATGCATCTGATGCTACTATCATAGTACCACTAATTAAAGAATATTTAGATGTAGCAGTTAAAAATGATGATCATTTGGTTAAACTAACAGCGATCGTTCAACGTTATATTTCTACTAAACAAACTATTTCAGGTACCGATGGATTGTTGTCGGATGAAGAAAAAGAACAATTATTAAAAGCAGCTCAATCCACATTAACGAGTGAATTAGAAGATGAATTAGATCGTATTACAGATGAAGAAATTGTGTTGAAACAAAAAATACAAGCAGCTAAAGAAAAGATAGAAAAAAATGAAAACGGATAGTAGCATCGAATTCGACGTTGCTGAAGTATTGGATTATGAATATACATACCAGTACATAGATTCTACTAGGCCAGACAGTAATGTAAATACATTATTCTGAATAAAAGTAAAATCCTGTCATAGTTATTTTAACGCAAAACCTTTTATTGCTAAACCGGCAAATATTAATAGTAAAAATATACCGGTAATCGGAGAAATGGTTTTAATATTTCGTACGTTTAATCAAGTTTCAAATTCTAGTTTACGTCGAGAAACCTGGTATTATTTGTCAACTGTAGATGTGCAGTCTTCTGTTAATAGTAATCCTATACCTGGAATATCTGATAAATTTGTTACGCAAACAAAATTAGATGAATATAAACCAGGCAAAACATTTGAATTTAAAACAGTATCTCCAATACAACCATATGAAGGAGATATAATAGTTGAAGGTCGATTTGGAAATAGTTTGCGGTTTGGTAGCACAATAAAATCTGGTGGAAACTATTATAAACAGCCAACATGGTCTGGAGATATATCTTCTGATACACTAATTTCAAATCCTATAATCATATTGTCTAATGGTCAAAACAATCAAACACAGAAAAAGTTTGTTGTTGAAGATATTAATTTAGATAATGCATCTTTATATTTAACAAGCACGCAGAATATCAATTTAACTCTTAATAATTCTTTAAAAACAGTACGAGATTCAGTAACTCAATTTTCAAAATCACAATTAATTGGTACAGCTGATCGTATTATTTTAAAAGCAAAAACTGATACAGTTGCACTAGATTCTTCACAATCAATTGAACTAAATAGTCCGTTATTATCTATTGGCATTAAACAAAATAAAGAACCAGGTTTACATACTGAAGCCGTGGAAGATTTGTTTGAACTAATTTTTGATGTTTTAATTTTTGGGTTGCAAGATAGTAATCAAGCACCGGTTACTATTTCAAATCCAGAATTCATACGATTAAAAAATCAAATAATGACTCGTTTAAAAAATAAATCTATTAAACAGGATAAGTTTTAATCATGGCTACTGCATTTCCATTTAATAAAATTTCAAAAGTACCTTTAAAAGTTTTAACTATTTTATTGCCAATAATAACAGCACAACAGGCATTAGCAAAAAAACTTGCTTCAAAATTAGAGGAAGAACTAGATAATTTATCAAAAAATGCAAAGTGTAATGATACGCAGGTACTTGCATTAAAACAAAAATTAGAGGCTCTTCAAAAAACAATAGATAACATTCAACAAATATTAGGATTTATTCCACCAATAACGAAATCATTAAGAATTGTTAATACCACTGCTACAATTGTATCTACCGTGCAATTAGCAATACCAGCAGCACCAGGAGTTCCGCAAGGGCCAATCATGCAAACACTAAATGCAGCAGTGGAAACTATTTCAAATGTTACTTCTGTTATAACAACGTTAGCTAATATAGCAAACAATGTATTGCAAATTGCAAATCGTTTAGAATCAGTTATACAAAAAGCTGAAGATAAATTAAAAAGTCTATGTGCAACACAACCTCCAACTCCTAGTGCAGCTGTTGACTTAGTAAATTTAGCAGATTTATATCCAAGTGAATTTTATCAATTAGTTAATGTATCTCAAGAAGATATTGATAATAGATTCACTGAAATACAAAGATTAATTGATCAACAATTGGATGTAATATCTAATTTAAACGAAGCACCAAGTCAAATAATTATCGGAGAAGGCTCACCAAAATCTGACATAGGATTAGAAGGAGATTATTATGTTGATTCCGACACAGAAAACGTATTTGGCCCTAAACCTAATAATACTAGTTGGATATAACCAACTTTTTCCTAGTTTAATATTTATTAATAAAGTAATTTATGGACAGTAAAACGTTAATACAAGCACTAAAACGAGCCGTACGAGAAGAAGTACGAGCGGTTATTAAAGAAGAACTTACTGAAATTCTTCAAGAAGGACTAAAACCTACCATAACTGAAATGAAACAACAAACCAACCCAGTAAAAAAAGTTGCATCAAAACCTAATGTAATACCAAAGAAAAAACCAATATTCGAAGAAAATCGATGGGCATCTGTATTAAATGAAACAGATCCGTTGATTGAAAATGAACCTTTGGTTATGAATAGTTTTAAAGATATAATGCAGGAAGGAATGGATGAAATTCGTATGACATCTAAAGATGCAGTTGGGTTTGGTAATATGCGACAGAATATGAAAGCTTCATTAGGATTAGCACCAGAAGCCCCAAAAGTAATGGAAGATCCTGAAACTGGTAAGGTTTATGATGTTGCACCAGAAGTTCAACAAGCAATGACACGTGATTATTCTGCTTTAATGAAAGCCATGAATAAGAAGAAAGGGTAAATAAAAAATGCCATATGTAAGTGATATTACTATTATAACTGGTTCATATGATCCATTCTTCGGTAACTCTGCAGAAAACGGGTTAGGTGTTATACTGAGCCCAGGTACATTATTTACTCCTACATTTAATCGACAATTAAATTTACAAATATTTGAAAATCTTAGAATTTTATTGTCAACAAGAAAAGGTGAGCGTTATGGTCAACCAACATATGGTACAAACTTATACAATTCACTATTTGAAGCTAGTACTGATACAATTAAAGACACGGTACGTACTTCTATACAGGATGCAGTTACTGAATGGTTGCCATATATTAGTTTAGATCGCATCGACGTTAAAACAGCAGAAGATGATCCAGATAATCCAAATTTTATCACAATACGAATAACATATTCTGTACAGAATTTTGGTACTAATGAAATTGTAATTTATGTAAATGAATTTGGATCTGCAATAGTTACACCTGGAGATACTACAATTACACCGCCATAATAAAGGAATTTAATGGATATAAAAAAGGATATATCATATTTAGGAAAAGATTTTGGTCAATTTAGACAAAATTTAATTGAGTTTACAAAACAATATTTTCCTAATACATACAATGATTTTAATGAATCATCGCCCGGAATGATATTCATTGAACTTGCATCATATGTTGGCGATGTTTTATCATTTTATGCAGATGTTAATTTAAAGGAATCATTTTTAAATCAAGCAACTGAGCGTAAAAATATTTTTGATTTAGCTAAATCTTTAGGATATTCTCCTAACAATTCAGTTCCAGCATATGTAAATTTAGATGTATTTCAATTGGTGCCAGCAATCGGCTCAGGCACTAATGTTGCACCTGATTATAATTATGCATTGACAATTAAGCCGGGATTTCGTGTTAAACAAGAAAACGGATCATCTATATTCCGTACTTTAGACTCAGTAGATTTTAAATTTTCATCTTCAATTGATCCAACCGAGGTTACTGTGTATGAAAGTGATCCGTTAACTAAACAACCCACGTATTATTTGCTAAAGAAATCTGCAAAAGCAGTATCTGGCAATGTTAAAACAGTTGGATTTAATTTTGCTACGCCAGTTGCATATGATAAGGTAGTTTTACCAGATACCAATGTCATTGATATTATATCAGTACAAGAATCAGATGGAGATAATTGGTATCAAGTACCATATCTCGCACAAGATACTATTTTTGAGGATGTTCCTAACTTGGCAGAAAACGACCCTGTATTGACCCAATACCGTTCATCTGCGCCTAGTTTATTGAAACTAAGAAAAACTGCTAAGAGATACACTACGAGATTGCGTAGCGATGGTAAACTCGAATTGCAGTTTGGTGCGGGTATATCTGATAATAACGATGAAGAAATTATACCAAACCCAGATAACGTAGGAAATGGATTATCTGGTGTTAGACGCGATGTCAATATTGATATAGATCCTTCAAACTTTTTATATACTAGAACATATGGCCAAGCACCGGCTAACACTACATTAACTGTTACATATACGGTAGGAAATGGAATAGATGATAATGTTCCAGCTAGCTCATTAAAACTTATAAACTTTATTGAGTTTTCAGAAAACATTAATTCTACAAACAATGTAGGTTTAGTTAATTTTATAAAATCTACTATCGCAGTAACAAATCCAGTTGCAGCAGCGGGTGCTAAATCTGGTGATTCTGAGATTGAAATAAAAAACAATGCATTGGCAAACTTTGCAACTCAGAACCGATTAGTTACTCGCGAAGATTATATTATACGAGCATATTCTATGCCAGCAAAATATGGAAGTGTTGCTAAAGCATATATAGTTCCCGATGATCAAATATCCCAGAAAGAATTAGTAGAATCTCGAGTTCCTAATCCGTTGGCAATGAATATGTATGTATTAGGATATAATTCTAGCAAACAACTAGTTACATTAAATGATGCTATAAAAGAAAATTTAAAAACATATTTAGATTATTACCGAATACTTACAGACGCAGTAAATATAAAAGATGCCTTTATTATTAATATAGGTGTAGATTTTGAAATTTCTGTTTTACCAAATTATAATAGCAATGAGGTATTACTTCGTTGTGTAAACGCGTTGAAAGACTTTTTTAACATAGATCGTTGGCAAATTAATCAACCAATAATTAAATCAGATATTTTAAATATCTTAGGAAACGTTAAAGGAATTCAAACCGTAGTAGGAGTTTCATTTTTAAATTTATATGATTCAGATGCTGGATATTCTGGAAATGTTTATGATCTTAATACTGCTACAAGAAATGGTGTAATTTATCCATCATTGGATCCTAGTGTGTTTGAACTTAAATTTCCAAATCAGGATATACGGGGCCGCGTAGTAAATTTATAAGGAATATACATGTTTAGAATATTTTATGCAAAATCAGATGCTACTTTATATGAATCTATAAATGAATACAATGTAGGTTTAGATGAAATACTAGAGGTTGGAAAACGTTTAGATACTGATGGAGAAACATTATTAAAATCTAGAGCCGTTTTAAAATTTGATATGTCTGAAATTTCACAGTCATTATCTAAATATTCTAAAACTGTAAATGATTGTAAATTCATGATGCAATTATATACATCACATGCAAAAAATTTACCATCAGATTATAGTATTTATGCAAAATTAGTAGGTCAAGATTGGATAAATGGTACTGGTTTTGAATCAGATCCAACCATCGATGGTGTATCATGGACATACCCAATATCTGCTAGTACATGGTATTCTAGTAGTCAAAACATACAAATTGGCTCTAGTACTTTGTATGTATCCGGATCAATTTCCGGTGGTGGTTCATCGATGTATCAGTCCGATCCAAGTGGATCAACAGCCGGACTTATAATCTCAGAGTCTTTTTCGTATCGACCTACTGATTTAAACATGAATGTTACCGATTCATTAAAAATTTGGTTAAGTGGTAGTGGCGGAGCATCTATACCTAATTATGGTTTTTTATTACAATTTTCTGACACCGATGAAGCAGATGATGCAGTGGCTGGTTATGTAAGATTTTTTAGTAGAGATACACATACAATTTATGTTCCTAAACTAATAATGTATTGGGATGATGTTTCTTATTCATCTGGTTCATTAACTGCAATCAACATCGAATCATATTCAATTTATACAAAAATAAAACCTGCATATAAAGATACAGAAATTGCTAAAATACGAATATATGCTCGTGACAAATATCCACAAAAATCTCCTACTAATTTATTTCCTATACAAACCGTTAAGCGTCTTCCGGCTACAACATATTATACAGTTATTGACGCTCTTACAAATGAAACCATAATTCCTTATGATGATATTTATACTAAAGTAAGTTGTGATTCAACAAGCAATTTCTTTTATATTGATTTTAATGGATTTATGCCAGAACGGTATTATCGTATAGAATTGAAAATTAAAGATGGAATTGTTGAGGAATACATTGCAGATCAAATTTACTTCAAAGTGACTCAATAATGGCATTAGTTGATAGAAAAATAGATACAGATGTTTTACGTAGACAATTAAGATACGTAAAAAATGGATTGACATTTACATCTAATAATAGTAGTATACATCCCCGGGATGCAGCTGGAAATATTATTTTACAGGAAAATAGTGAAACTAATCCATTATTAATTATTGAGCCAGTAACTACAAAAATATCTACGAAATCTATGTTACGGGTGCTTGATACTCAGTTTGATTATTTCAAATTTCCTGTTACTACTCCATTAACCGATGTTCCAGATGTTAATTTAGACACTGAATTATTAGATATTATTTATGCTCGATATAGTCCTTCTGAAGATACAATCGTTCCTATAGTTAATTCTGGTTTATTATTTGATGTAGTAGAAGAAGGATTACCACAACAAAATTCTAATGCATATACAATTACAAAAGATATCAAAGATTTGAATAGAGATCTTAGATTCCGCATTAAATTTACACATAAGTTCGATCTAGGATTTCCTAATACAACTTATGGTACCATATATTTTTATTTATATAGAAATGGCCCAAATAGAGCAGGTTTAGATCGTGAATTCAATAAAATAATTAGTGGTGTAGATGCATATGCAAATACATTAGAAAATTTCCCGCCGCAAATTACACAAGATGGGTATGGCGAAATTGTATATGGAACTACTCAAACGTTGTTATTAGATTTAATTATACCTACATCTGAGTATGAAATTGGTGATACCTTTGCACTAGGCGCAATTGCCGGC